TCGCCGCCCGAGACTTCGTTGAGGAAAGCAGCGAGGTCTTTGTAGGTGTCAGGCGTAGTGCTGAAGCCCTGCTGTGACTTCGGCCCCTTTTGGAACGGGCTGTCCGCGTAAATCTTGTTGCCGGCAAAGTTGGTGTTTGTTGCGATTTCCATTGGCAACTTGCCGACCTGCGGCGTGAGTGACACAGCAGGGTTTGCAGTGATGCCAGAACCAGCCATCGGGTTGTAGGCTTCTGCTGCCATCAACGCTACTTCCCCTGCGGCCTCGGCCAACGTCATGTTCCCAAGCAAGACTTCGGCAGTCGTCCGGCCAACACCGTGGAAGAGGTGATACCCGTAGGGCAAGGGCAGACGCATGTAGTCGTCCGTCATTGGAATCTTCATGACGTGATACGCACGCTTCTCGTGATCAGGCACAAGGTCCATGGTCATCATGCCTGTCTCTTCATCCTCCTCATCAAAGAAGGCATTCAAGAATCCCTGCATCATGCCCAAGCCGGCGATGCCCATGGCAACCTTACGGCCTCTTCCGGTGGTAAGCAGACCAGCAGAACGAGACGCACCCTGTGCCGAAGCATTGAAGAACAGGTACATCTGGTTCAACGCTGCACCGATGGTGCCCTTACGGCTGAAGTCAACCGTCACGTCACGGGCACGCAAAGCAGCCTGCTCGTTGTTTGCACCTGACTCCTTCATCGCAACGTATGTCGCAAGGCGAGACGCATTCTCAAATGCTTCCCCTACCTGAAGGATGATGTCGAATGGCTTCATGAATGGGGTGCGAGCAGTCTTGCCCCGTGCCAACCTTCTCGCCTTCTTCATCGCTTTGGCAAGCGACTCCTCATTTAGCGATGCGTACATGACCTGCCGCCCGCCGGCACGGATCATCTCTTCGTACTCTTTGTGAAGCGGACCCTTGCGACCGAAGGCGTAGGCCAACGCAGTCTGGAATGCTTTGGGCACGTTCTTGAGAGTCGCAAGACCCTGCCCCTTCTCGCCAGTCTGTGCGATGACTGCGGTCTGCACATCGCGGGCAGCGTTGCGAAGCATAAACTCCGGGTCCAGTTGGGTGATCACCATCCGGTAGTAGGAGTTGAGAGACGCCAACACTGCCATGGTGTGATCCATTGCAGAACCGTTGGGGTCGTAGGCTCGGTTGAGAACCTTGGCAAGCGGGGCACTCTTCACATGCACATAGACTGCATCGCCCTTCTTCTTCTGCACACCGTTGATCTTGGTGTCCTTGTCCAAGTAAACCGTCATCACATCTTCGCGTTGTTTGAACGACTGGTCTGGCTCGGTAAACTCTTTGCCGTTACGCAGCCTTCTCACCGTGGGCAACTTGGTAAGAACCTCAAACATCTCAGGCTCTTGAAGCATGTTGGACAGGCGGACCAATCGGTTGCCGGTGCGGTTCTTTTCAAGGCGGGCAGCAACATCAGCCCGACGCATCAAGGCATTCATCAGGACGTTGCGTGCCCGGCCCTGCCGGCCATGTGCAGCACGCATGCCGCTACCAGATGCACCGACGATTTTTCGGCCAACCCCAACGCCACCCAAAGTTTTGCCACCGACAATACCGCCCAATTCCATGTCCAACTGGTGCAGGATGTCATCAGACACACCTTGCAGTGGGACGTAGTGAGGGTAGGTGTTACCGAGGATCTCCAACTCGTTAAGCGTGATCAACCCATTCTCATACAGCAGGTCGAGGTTCTCGTGGTTGATGTTGTCAAACAATCCGCCCAACTCCTCGAATGCCATGGACCTTGGGTCGGCAGCAATGTTGTTGAGGATCGCCTGCGACTCTGCGTTGGTCATGCCAGAGCCGCCATCTTTCGGGCCACCGCGTCTTGCAATCTCCGCGTTGCGTTCTTGAGCGTGGCGGGCGTAGAGAAACTCTTCCATCTCCTCCTCTTGGATTTGCTCCTCCGCCATCAACTGCATGATCGGCTTAACCGTGTTCTCGGAGTAGTCGTTGATGCGTTCCGCAACCCTTTGGTTTTGCAGGCGGGCACCGGCATACACATCACGATCACGGGGCACGGGCCGGCCAGTCCGCTCCGATGCCAGATCCACTGCGTCTCTCAGGTCAACCAACCTGTCAACGAACGCTCGTCTGGCTCTCGTGCCCAAGTCGTTGTCGAACCGCATGTTCCCTGTTTCAGGGTTGCTGCGAACAGACGCTCGGATGTCAAAGGATTGTGACGGGTTGCCCTCGTAAGGCGTCCGCACATCTGCATCTCCAAACTCTGCAACACCCGGCATGGCAGATCGAAGACTGCCGACCTCAGTGATGGCAAACGCAACCGAGCCTGCATAGATATATTTCTTGCCGGCAATGCCAACCTCATTTGCTTCCGCAACCGTCAATTCGGCCCCCACGCCGGCCTCGTTCGCAAAGTACGGGTAAATGTTCCCGGCGTAAGAGTCAACGACCATCTCACTTACCTTGGCCCTGCTGTCCTCCATCGTGTAGGTCATAGTGTTTTTGGCAATGACCTCAGTTACCGACGCCAAATCTTCTACGTTCTCCTTAATCTCGCGTGCGACTCGTGCAATCGCTTTTTGACTCGCTTCTTTCCATTCTTCTATCAGCATGTATCCCGCTTCCGTATCTTTTGCCTTGAGCAGGCGAGGGGGGACAGGCATGTTCAAACTTTCAAAGGCTGCGATAACACTGGGGCTGCTAGTACTCAAATCAAATCTGCCACCAAGCGGGGTTGACGTTTCAATGTCAACTGACACGACACTTGCCTTGCTCAGGTCGTGCAATTTTGCAACTCCGTGACGTGTATTGCGAGGGTCAACCCCAAGCAACTCGGCTTTTTGAATGACGCTTGTGCCATCCAATTCGAGTCCGCCATCCTCACGAACCATGAAGTGGATTCGGATTTTTCCTTTACCAATCTGGTAACCAATGGGAGTATGGGTTGGAAGGTTCTGGTCCCTTTGATCATTTATAAGGCTATCCAGACGCAGCGTTCCATCCTGCAAACTTCTGTTTATACTCTTCAGGCCAGTCATGATGACCACGGGACCAAAGCCGTCCCCGAACGAATCGCTGTCCAGCCCCTTGAGATCCGAACCAAGAACGTCCTTGAGTTGGATGGTGTGTGCATCCTTCCGAACGTCGGTGGTTCGACCGTCAGTCGCAATAGCCCTGTGCTTGTCATTCATAGACTGGGCCAAACTCATGTCTGGACCCATGGCTACCGGGTTGAAGATGGGTATTCCTGTGCCAGAATCCAAGTCCGCTGAACCAAAGCCGTCACTGATAATGATCCCTGTTGGGTTGAAGACCATCGGTGCAATGCCGCCAGCGTCGTAAGTAGAACCGTGGGGTTCGTAGCCCCTCGCAACACCAAAGTCAGGAGTGGTGTAGATGCCCGGCCCTGCCGCACCATATTCAGATGCAATAAGTGGGTTGCCTTCTTGTTCCCCTTTGACATAGCCGCCATGGAAAAGAATGAGTTGGCGATTCATAACCTCTTGGGTATAAGTCATAGGAGAACCCTGAACAAACTGTTCCCCATCCGGCCCCAGTCGGTCGGCGTAAATGAAGAACATGTTCTGGGTTGTGGCGGTTTGGCTTGGAATCTGCTCGAACGGCACGTCCTGATCAGGGTCACCCGTCTGTCTCGATGGCTGACCCTTGTATGAGTTAAGAAAAGCGGAAGACCGTGGCTCGTACTTGAGTCTCGCCTTGAGATCAGCCGGCTCAGGCTTGGGCATTACGACTTCATTTCCGTCTTCGTTGGTGACGGAATACGGAAGCCTTACGCGGCCAGTGTCTTTGTCGTTGAAGTTGCCGTCGTCCGTGAACGTACCACGCAAGGTTTCACCAAGCCTGTAGACCACCGGCATAAGCGGAATGCCCTCCTGCTTCATTGCGTGTGCCCTGTGCCGTCCTTCATGACCGACCACTGCCATGCTAATCCGGTTTTCATCAACAGCAGTTTCTGCAAAGGACAGGTGGGGGATGTCAGTCAGAGTCCCGGTATCGGTTGCTATCGAGTTTCTGATTGCACGGCGTAAGTCTCTCAGCGTATCAGCATCCAATTGATCTTTGTCAATATGCTTTGCCAAGGCCAAGTAGTCCTCAGGTGACATGTACACCAAACCAAGTCGAGCGTTGGGGTTGTTGTGGTCGCGTCTTGCTTGCTCGATTGCATCATCTCTGAACAGCCCGTTGGCCCGCTCAACATCAGTTCGACGGCTGGCACGCAGTGACGGACCCTCGTTGCCTTCCAGCATGAACGACGTGTCGATGTTGCGAACAAACTGGCGTGCGGTGTTGCGACCCATGCCGGCGTCGAGGCTTCGCTCGGTCCACCCTTCAGGAGTCAAGCCGGGGTTGTCTGCTTCAAACTCAGACAACTTGGCGTCAACTGCTTCAACATCAACACCCAGTGCTGCAAGGCGTGGGGCGAAGGATCTGGTTTCGCCACTTATGAGTGTCCGTGTTCGACCAGACATCAAGTTGGCGATGTCATCACCACGGTAAATGTCTTCTTTTGCCAACTCCTGCTGCGAGATAGACCGCACGCCACGGGTTGGTGCCTTGCCTTTTTCCAATGCTTCACGCTGCTGCTTGCGTGCAGTAGAGACACGTTCACCCGTCACGCGGCCAATGACCCAAATCGCAGCCTGTGCCTCAGAGGGGTGGACGCCCAAACGCTCTGCCACACGACGAGTGATGATGGTGCCAGCCCGGTACTCGGTGGCATTTGTCATCTTGTTCTTGTCGATACCGAACGCCCGTGCCATCAATGAGTCATTGACCACTTCGCCCAACTCATTCATCAAAGCCTTGTGGAATGCAGACACCTTCAGCCCGCTGAACCTTTGCTCGGACTCTTCACGGGTAGTGGAAGACAGCACAGAGATGGTGTTGTTTACGTCGGCCCCAAGATAGAGAATGCTCTCTCCAGTTTCGGGGTCAGTCAAAGCCTGCTCAATCTTTGTCGGGTCGGTCGGCCTGCCGGCAGCAGTCCACCGCTCGAACACTGTGAGTGTCAAGTCAACTGAGTCAGCGACAGACTTGCTTGGTGAGGTTGCAGACAGCACGCCTGCCAACTGCCACGAAGGAACGCCCATGCCCTTGGCCGCTTCGCTGATGGTGATGGATGCAGCGGTGTACCACTTCATCATTGGAAGGCCCATCTCTGCTGCCCTTTCGAGCAAAGGCTGTCCTGTCATGGTGCCGATTCGCTCAACCACCTTGGCTGCCGCAGCCGGCCCTTGCATCGCCATCTTCTCTTCTTCAGTCAGGTACGACGCTTGTGGACCCAAGGCTTCGTCGATGCGACTCAGGTGTCGCTCACGGTTCCGCTTGCTGAATCGCATGGCTTCAGCCGGTGGGATAAACACCTTCTGGTCTGCAAACGGACGCTCGGACTGAGGAACAAAGTCAGGGTCGTTGCGACTTGGCACAGTGCCATCGGGACGCAGCATGTGCGGGCCGTAGTTAACGAAAGCATTCTGCATGCGTGACTCTGCAATCAAAGCCGGCAGTGCTTCATCGGTGTACATCTGGCTGTGCTGCCATGCGGCATGCTCTTCGCCATAGGTGCCGAAGGTGCTGCCTTCCTTTGCGTGACCGAACACATCGTGAACCACGCGGAACACATCGTTGTCAGTCATCTCATAGACTTCACCTGAATCCGTCTGGACCATACGCCCAGTTGGCTCCAGCAGTGGGTGGTCGTTTGCCTGCTCGTCTGTGTTGCCAAATGATTCCGCACCGGGCTGGATGGTGGGGTAGAAGACCAAGGTCTTTTCTTCTTCCACTTGGTCACGCATCTTGCGGGACGGGCTGCGTCGGTCGGTGTCACCTTCTGCTGGCGGCTGGTATGGCTCCCTGCCGGGCGTGGAGTGTGCGATGAAGTTGTAGCCCGCATCAATCAGCATGTCGTACTGGGCACGAGTCTCTTCCTTAAACGCCGCGTACGCTGCCATGACATCTGGGTTGCCCGGCTCGTGGGCTGCGTCGTGCATGGCCTGACCCAAGCGGATGTGACGCTGCTCATCGAACGGGCGGATGGATGTGTCGATCTCGGGCAAGCCGTTCAACTCGTTGTACTTGGCGGCAAGGTCACGCAGATCAGAGTTGGTGCCGTTGTTAACACCTCGGCTGAATCGTGCGTCTGACTCCGCATCGCCAATCATGCGGCCACGGTGGTGACGCTTGCGTGCCCGACCGATCTGTCGCTGGGCTTCTGAGCGATGGTTCTCTGGAGTCTTGTCCGCTACAGCCTTGACCTGTTCGTCAATGTCCTCCGGACTACCAACTTCTTCTTCAAGCCGGCGTGCAACTTCCTTGTCCAGCATCTGCTGAAGACCGGGCAGGTCGCCATACATTTGCTTGGCGGCTTCCGGGTCACTCGCCAAAGCAACCACTTGCTCCTTTGCCAACTCATCCACGTTGACAGGTGACACCTGCTCCATGGGCGTACCGGGTCCACCGGCCAGCACCACATCAGATGCTTCTTTTGCGTTTGCCTTTTCGACGGTGCCGTCCTCGCGGAAGATGGGCACTGACTCAATGGGCTTCTTGTCAATCTGTGCTTCGAGTGCCGCAAGCCACAACTGTGCTTCGCGTCCACGCAGGCCGGCCCGCGTCAACAGCCGGCGGAAGCGGTCGGCAACTTGCTGACCCAAGGATGCGTTGGGGTTGAGAACGGAATCAATGCCAGCCTGCGAGCCAACTCGGGCACCACGGTCGGCTAGGTTCTCATCCACGAACAGGTTGACTGCACGCTCGATCTCTCCAATGCGTTGAAGGGCAAGACGCCTCTGTTCTGAGTCAGGTGCAGTTTGTGCTTCAAGTCTTTCCTGCTCAAGTTCAGCGGTGATCGAGTTCAACACCTCGTCAATCTCGCCGCGTCGTAATTGGACTTGCACTTGATTGATCTTGGCTTGGTCGCCGGCGTACAGTTGTTCAGCCAACGCAATAATGTTCAAGCCCTTACGTTTGCCCACCTCTCCGGTAGCCCTTGCCTGCGACATGCGTGCGGCCAACTCGCCCCAAAGCAAAGGGTTCTCCTTTGCCAAGTGGTGAACATTCTCGTGCTTCAGAGTGTCAAGCCAGCCAAGAGTTCGGCCATCTTGGTTCGCGTCGATGCCGATCACGTCGGTGCCACCGCTGACGGCTGCACCCTCAATAGCAACTTCATTCCCCTCGCCGTCAAGAGCAGTGTAGAACACAACCTTGCGGCCCAGTTTGTTACCAGCCTCAACAATCCCTTGCTGTTCAGGGGTCAAGTTCTCAGAGGGGATGATCTCAACAATCCCGTCCTTGCCGACCTCTCGTTTCAGAGATGCTTCGAGTTGAGCCTCCTGTGCTTCGATAGTAACATCCACTCCACCAAGGCCAGCCTCGACTGGTGCGGCATCAAACGAGTTGATAATGTCACCGGGGTCCAACCTCAAGGTGCCGCCCGTCATCGTCTCCAGCACTTGGTTGCCATCGAGCAAAGCAACACCCATGTTGCCAGCCAACTTTGCCTGCAAGGAAGCATTGTCAAGTAGGGCGTTCTGATCGTGACGCCCGTCAGTCACCATTACCTTGACGACGTTTCCATCAGCGTCAACAATTGCTACGCCAGTCAGACCATCTGCTACACCCTCTTTACCACGCCCTTCCAGAGTGGCAGGGTCCATGCCCATGACGTTTCCGGTAAACGCACCCAAGCGTCCCGTATCGCCATGTGCCAATACCTGCTGAATGTCTACGCCGCTGTTTGGGTCAAAGACAAGGAACCCGTCACCCATGCTGACCACGCCCATGCCGGAGAGTTGGTCGTCGGACAGGGTGTCAAGTTCTTCTTGAGACATCAACGCAGCAGACTGACTGCCGGCCTTTACCAGTTGCAGTTTGCCGCTGGCTACTGGAGCAGCCTGATCGCCAGTCGCTGTGTGTTCGTGGTATCCAATACCCAAGCCACGGTCGCCGTTGTCTGCTGCGTTTGCTAGATGCGTGCTGGCTACAGCGATACGTTGCTGCTGCCGAATACGCTGGTCAAGGTTGCGGACACTAGCACTAGTGGACACAGTGTTTTGAACACTGGACATTCCTGACATGCCCACACCGCCGGCCAGAACAGCGTTCATAATCTCAACGCCGTCAAGTTCTCCACTGATCATTCTTTGATCAATGAAAGTTTGCATGCCTTCGGTCATGCCTTCAAGCGTCATATCGCCAGCAACGCGGCGGAACATGCGGGCCAACTCTTTGGCCTGCTCTCTGCGATAGATTGCAGTTGCTGTCTGCGTACCTTCTCTGTTGAAGGATCTCTTCAGTGAGTGATAGACGGCTGCTTGAGCAGCGGACATACCTGTTTCATCCAACTGCGACCGGCCAAGCAAACGACCGATAGGCACATAGTCAACGGAGGTCTTTGCAGCACCAGCCCCTAGCACCCAACCCAAATCAACGTCTGAGGTAATTGACATCTCGCCGTCTTTAAACTCTGCCTCAAAGTTTTCACTCTGATTCAGGCCGGCTGATTCACCAGTGTTGCGGGCGTAACCAAATGGTGACGCAGCAGCGGCACTGCTGGTTGCAATCCGCCTGCGAACCTGTTTCGCCACCATCTTCTCGGTTTGTTCGATAATGAGATCGTCGCGTACCTTGTCTGTAACCTCGCCACCAAACTCTTTGGTGATTCGTTTCTCAACTGACGCGGCAATCTTCTTGTTGAGGCGGGAACCTGCTTTCAACGCAAGTCCTTCGGCTGCTTCTTTTGCACCCTTCTTTGCAATCCTGCCAGCAATGCCACCGGGAACCAGCATCATCGCCAGATCGGGGAAAGCCATGCCGATGTTGTAGCCAATAGCCTCGCCAAGGCTACCCTCTTCTTCGCTGCCTTCCCCGCGATACATCGAACGACGAGCGTATGGATCATACGCCGCACCCACCATGTTGCGAGACTGCATCACCATCAATTCAGACTCGCCCTCACCCGATTCAAGACCCTCTTGAACCAATCCGGGCAAGGCGTAACGGAATGTGGTGTAGACGCTGTCAAGTCCGTCCTCAAGACCCCGAAGAAGTGCATTGTTGTTGCGGTATTCATCGCCCTCTTCGCCCATAATTGGGGTGTCGCCGTACTGGGCAAACCGCAAAGCCAGTTCAAAGTCCTTGCCACTCAGTCCTTTTGATGCTGCCAGTTGACGAAGCACCATTTCGCGGGTCGCACTGACGTAATCAGTGGACTCCAACTCACGAGATACCTGCTTAGCGTAGTTATCGTCAGTTTGCATCAACGCTTCGTGGAGTCGCCGCAGCCTGCTAACCGTATCCACGAAATCTTGGCTCATCTCGAACCACTCAGGCACCACACGTTGGTAATCCTCAATCTCGTCGCCGGCATTGATGCGAGCCAAGAGGTCTTCATTGGCAAAGAAGTATGTGTGTTCGTCCAGTTCTACCTCTACAGCCTCTGGTTCTGGCTCTGGCTTTGCCTCTGGCTTGGGCTGGACGGGTGTTGGCAACTCAACAGGGTCCGGCTCAGACATAATCTCCACCGGCTCAGGCACTGGCGGAGGTGTGTCTTGCGGCTCTACCGCTGCACCTTCAGTAAGTTGCTGCAAACCTTCAGCACCTGTCTCTACAGTCTCCTCTTCCTCCTCCTCCGTCTCGGCGGGTGGATCAAGTGATTCAGTCAAAGGCTTTTTGTTTTCGCCTTCAGGGTCAAGGAAGTTTGTAAAGTCGGCTTGCGTCATTAGTTGTTTCCGAATTCATCCAAAACTGATTGGACCGGGTTCACCGGGATTTCCACTGGTGCTGGTGACGGTGCGTTGCCGCCCCCTTGTGGGGTTGCCCTGCTGGGTGCGGGAGTCGCACCGGCTTGCTCCGCTTGGTCTGCAACCTGAAGTGCGAGTGCCGGCAACAGTTGACGCAGCCTTTTAGCAGCAGAACCACTGTCACGCAACATGTCAAAGAATTGCTGCTGCTCAAGTGGCCCTGCAAACAAAGAACGACCTGTCATGGCACGCGAATATTGTTGGAGGGTTTCAAGTTGTTCTTCAGCAGTGACACCCACGGAACCCTCACCAAGGGACATAATCTCTGCAAGGTCAGACAACGGATCGACAAGCACCGCTTCTCGTGATACACCTTGCGATCTTGCACGGGCCAAACCAGTAGCAAAAAAAGACCTGTTGTCGATACCACGAGGGGGCACTGCAAAAGACTCAACGCTGGCAACCAGCCGCTCACGCATATTCTCTTGTTGACGCAACCTACTAAGTTCCGTCCGAAGAAATTCCACTTGCTGTTGACGGCTTTCGTCAAATGCAAACTCGTATGTTGTCTGGCCTGTCTTTGGGTCTGTTGTAGTCACCATGCCTTTTCGTTCTACGGCTTTAATTTCCTCCGATACCGACCGGATATCGGTCACAGTGGCAAACGCATTTCTTGCAGACCTAGCGGAATCTGATCTTTGCCTTTGTTCTGCTTCGGCTGTGGCCTTTTCGATTGCAGCAACCTCGTTTGACGCACGAGTCTTTGCCAACAGAAGCGACTTGACAAAATCGCCGGCATCCTTTGATGTCATGCCGTCAATCATTTGCCCATACCCCATGGCCTGCTCTTCGTCAAAGCCGGCAGCACGAAGACCCTTCTTTAGGTTGGCCTTGTACTCAAGGTCTTTTTGTTTTTCCTCAAGTTTGTCTCGTGCTGTCTGCCGCAACTCTCGACGGGCGGCCAAGGTTGACGCCGCCTTGGCTGGGCTGATCGGGATCATCACCGTCTCGCGGCCCTCTTCTTTGTAGACCGCGTAGAATTGCTTGTCTCGACGCACCACGTCAAAGCCTTCCATCTCTGAGACTTTGTTGTTGTGCAGTCCTGTGATCGTGCGACCAACGTCCCGTGCCCCAAGAGCGTTACGCGAACGGATGTCAAGACTATCGAGGTAGTCAATGGCGTCCTGCGGGGTGGGCTGCTGCTTTGGCTTCGCACCTTCCCCGCTCAAAGAGAATTTCAGATCGCCACTCAAGTTGACTGATTTGTCTTTGTCGTTGCCCATCATAGTTTGCTACCTCGCCCAGTTTTTGAACCTGCTCCACGGGTTGGCAATTTACTACCCGGACCTGTGCCTCCAGTTAACGCACCAAGGTTGTCAAACTTCAAGCCGCCGGCAATTGCTCTGTAATCGCCGCCAGATTCAAGTGCCTGCAACGCATCCAAGTCGTCTTGAAAGTAGTCAACACGCTTCTTGAAAATCTCTTCACGACGCTTGCGTTGCTCTTCGGCATCGTCGTCGATCTTGGCTTGCAACCTGTCGATTTCTTTATCGCGTTCGGCGTCTTCCTTTTCACGCTTCTCGTCGTCTTTGGCAAACGGGGCCTTGAACCCACGCACCAGCGATGCTGTAGCAGGGTCTAGCCCTTCAGTTGAAAGGCCGGAAGCAAACGCGGCAAGCGGTCCTTGCTGACTGCCCTTTTTATCCGCGAGAAGTTGTGCGAGTTGTGCGATAATTGCTGGGTCCATTATCCGAGTCCAAATGCTTTGAGGCCAAAGCCAATGCCTTGACCGATTATCTGTTGACCGAGGTTGTATCGGCCCAAACCTGTTTGTAAGCGGCCTTCTGCCCCGACCGATTCCACGTCAATCATCCGTCTCAGATAATCGCCGTACTGTTGCTCATACGAGCCAAGACCAGTTGTTGCAAGGCTGCCATAAGCACCAAGTCCTTGACCAATAAGGTCGAGGCGGGCACCTTCAGCAGACTGGCGAAGATTCTGCAAGCGACCGCTGTAATCTTGGAAGCCTTGCAAGTACGCACCTGTTTGTGCAGTCCGCAACTGTCCAAGGGCCGCCGCAGTGTTCTGGTCGTACTGACCAAGAGTCTGGCCGGCCAAGTTCAACTGACCGGCAAGTTGGGCACCGTACTGCTCACGCAAGGCTGCTTGTTCAAGGGCACCCTGCCGTTCAGTGGCAGCAACAGTTTGCTGACCAAACGATGTGCCGGCCATCCCGCCAAATGCCGCAGCCTGCGAGGCACGAGCCGTGGCAGTTGCTGACTGTTGAGCCAACAACTCAAGCGATGCATCACGACCTGTTGCCAGTTCGTCGTACGCACGGCCAAAGTAGTCCTCCAGCGTCTCGCGGCCTCGTGCCAAGTCGGACTCCATCGAGGCAATGTTTTGACCGAACCGTTCGTCCAGCGTAGCAAGAAAGTCGCCACGCTCTTCTTCAAGGTCGCCATAGATCCCCATGATGCTGCTGAACGCATCTTGTGCAAGGTCGCCGTACTCGTCTTGAAGTTGCCGGCCAAGGCCCGTGTACTCGCCACGAATGTCGGATGCAAACTGGCCGAGTGGTGCAAGGACGCCACGCATCTGATTGACGTAGCGTTCGTAGTGCTGGCTTTGACCGCCGAACATGTCACTTAAAAAACCCACGGCTAACTCCTACTCTTTATGCTTCGGTGCGGTCCAACATTGACGATGCCTGCACTTACGGATTCACAGATAAATGGGCGACTGTCGCTGCGAATGCCGATGCTGATAGCACCACCACGAATGCGACACCGCTTTGGCTCGTTGCGACCGGGGTATAAAACACCCAAGTCTGTCTCTACCCTGTCAACAGGACTTGCGAAGTCAGAGGTAAGACGCTCCAAGTACGCTCCGCTGGGCGGGACAATCGTGATGAATTGTGCCTCGAAAGGCGGATTGGCAAAGCCGCTGTTGCCAGTTTCAAACTGGTACTCGTCCACCGGGTCAGACGTGCCGTCTTCAGTTTTGATGTGTGCCTGCTTGTTCTGCACTTTCCACACGGTGTCATACTTGATTTGGTACTTGCCGCCCTCCTGTTCATAGATTCGATCAATTTCAGGCAGCAAAGTGCTGGACACTGTGTAACGACCCTCTGGTCGAGTTGCAGATCCGCCGTTGGCAAAGTTGGCCCCAGAAAACGTAGAGTTGTAAGCACCGCCATCTAATGCACCAGTGAGTGCCGCATCCGGGTCGGTCCCGCCGTCGATAGTCAATCTGTTTGTTGTAAGGCTGATTGTTTCTGAAATCTTGACCGCCGCTGTATTGTTAGGCGAATCCGCAGAACGCACGCTGATGTACGGTCGTTCAAGCGTACCCTTCGCAGACTTCCCGATGTCTGGGTCATTGATGTCCAAATCAACCTCGACACACCGCAACTCTGTGCGAGTCCTGTCTGGGTTGTAAATGGGCGAGTGGTAGAAGTATGACTTGATCTTACGCAAATCGACTAGATCTGCTGAAAGCCCATCTCCATTGTTTGTCGTCGATCCTTCTGCACCCGGCAGGGTTTCCCCATCGTAAGCCAAGTTGTCGCCTCGGTTGAACGTGCTGATCTTCCCGCCGGTCGAACCGAGCATAGTAAACGGAGCGTCCCGGCGACCAAACGGACGGAACAAACAGTTTGACATTGCCCCACGAAACTCTGAAGAGAAGAAGGTTTGCGGCCACCATGATTGCGTAAGCAAATCGTAGTACAGGCTGGTGGATTGAACGTCGGCGTCGTTGTCTGCCAGCCATACCCACACTCCATTCATGTCAAAGTCATAGGTCAACTGCGGCTCAAGGTCAGAGTAATCGACGTTGGAGAAGAAGTTACCCAATGCCGCAACAGACAGGCTAGACGTTTCGTCAATGTTGAACACGTTTGGCTCAATGCCATACATGCCATCGTGGTGCAAGATGTAAATTTCTTTGCGGGGGCCATAGGTAAAAGCACGCTGGCCCACCACCCCGATGTTCCGAGACAAAGCCCGAACCTGCGGCGAACCAAACAGGGGGTCTTGTGTAATAAACTGCACGGAGTTGGCACAGCCAAGTAGCAAGCCGGCCTCGCCAAACGGTGCAGAAAAGATAATGTTGTCGCCAAGTGTGCCCGGCTCATTGTTCGCATCAACGACACTGGACGTAAATCCAAAGATTGGATTTTCTGCTCCAGCAGCCGGCGACCAATTTAACACCGCGTCAGTCGTAGCCACACCACTTGCAATGTAGTTGGTTGGCGTGTCAGCAAAGTTGGTGCAGACAAGGCGTGTACCCCACTTGGACAGGTGGGTGAAGTTGTCTGGTGGCAGACCGTCTTCTGAATTTTGAGCAGCATCTTCCAAATCTCTTTCCCGATAGTCATACATGATGTATCGGTCTGTCAGATCAAGGCTGTCACTTGGTCGGGTGCCTGATGCTTCAGGCTGCAACTTGACGTTGACCCATGCTGTGGTGTAAGTGCCGCCCCTGCTACCGTCGCTGCCTGTTCCGACAGTCTCGCTTGGCAGGGTAACTCCGGTACGCTTCTTGCCGACCAAGTAGAAGTCGTTGAAATACTGAACACCTTCCACCAAACTGTCAGGGTCAAATGGTCGGTCATCTAGTTGAACCCGTGCGACATGACCATTGTCATAAAGTGTGTCATCGCTGTTTTTAATCAAGTCAGGGTCTGACAAACTTACGGGCGTAATAAGACCTGCGACCTGCTGGCCGTTGCCGATGAAAGTGTCGCTGCCGTCTGCGATATACACACGACCGTCGTACACAACAATCATCAAGTCAACAAGAGAACCACTTTGGTACACCGTGGCGGAGCCAAGAAACTGAATCTTCTTACGAGACGCTGGCGTGTCTTCTGAGAATGTTGAAGTTTCGCCCGGCCCCGCAGTACCTTGGCCGGCCAACACGGCGGCGATGTCAAACACCTTAAACTCCGCAGGACGGGTGCCAATACGCAGCCTGTCCTCCACCCGGTCAAACGGCACGACGTTGTTACAGTCAACCGAAAACTGCGGGTCTGGCTCTGCAAACGCACGCTTCTCTTGGAAGCCGCGATTGGGTGCCGGGATGGGAGTCATAGGCAACTTCACTTAGGACAGCCTCATCACATAGCCCCAGACCGACATGCCAAGGTTGGTCAACGTAAAGGCGGTTTCGTTTGTACCTGTAATGTGGTCTACGACAGTCGATTCGCAATCTCTAACGCTTTCACGATCACTGCTTGAAGTAGTACCCCAACACAAGACAAGGTATTTGCCAGTAGGTGCATTTTGCATAGAAATGTTTGATTGACCATTCACGCCAAGAGTTGCCATCGTCACCGTGAATGATGTGCCAGAATGGTCTCCTGACGGTGCAACGGCTCGTATGCCCCCGACTGGGAAACTGGAATCACTGTTTGTGATTGCAACAGTTGAGCCTACAGATGTAATCTGATCAAGCACCGTTCCCAACAACTCATCTTTACGGACAAGCGAATCGTCTTCCAAGGTCCGTCCCGTTTGCGTGATAGCACCGTCACGCATCAGAACATCGCCGGCGTAATCCACTTCAAACACAGCATCCGCTGAATCTTCTTGCAACACTTGGATTGCAGTGTCGCCAGCGGTTGAACCATCTTCACTGTTCAGAGTCAGTCGGCCACGGAAGTCATCGCCGGCAGTGCCCTCTGTGTCGAGACGAAAGAACGGAACATCCTTTTGATCTCCGGTCGCACCGACATCGGTGTCGTCTGGGGTCGATAGAGACTGAACAACTGGCAGAATTGTAGGTTCCCCGTGCCCGCTGCCGTCGTCTGCATCTCCGACTTGGAATTTGCCGTACGAATGCACGTTGCCCGATTGATCAATTTCAAACGCAACATCAGTTCCAGTAAAAGTTTTGGTGATACGGACCAGTGGGCTTTCGTAGCCGCCTGAGGCAACATGAGCAGCGGGTCCAGTAATGTGCAACGCTGGATTAGGTCCGTCAGCACTTGGCTGTAGAGTCACATTGCCATCAGTGTCAATCTTAAAGACCTCGACACCACCATTTTTAACAAGGAACGTGCCCCCCTCAACCACCCCGTCGGAGTTGTCGTCTGCCCCGACGTAGACAATCATGCCCTTGTTGAAGTCAGGCACGTTGTCAAAGTCAACAGTAGCAGTATCGTCCACAACCATAGACGACCCGCTCTGCAAGGTGAACGATCCGCCGCTTGCCATAGCCAAGGCACGGGCGTTGTCGCCGGCGGCAAGCATTGCAAACGTGTAGTCTTCGTCAGTGGCAACGACGTGGCCGTACCGGGTGGTGCCCCCGCCTTGCGGTTGGAACGATGCAACCTGTGCATTCAGACCACTGAAGTTTTGGCCGCTTACGCCAATGTACAGGAGCGGTCCCTTGGCATCGTCAGTCACCAAAACAGGCTCGCCGGCGGCTACCGCCTGCGTGGTCCAGTCACTTTCTTCTCCTCGACGTAGTTGGATTTGTACTGACATAATTACGCTCCGTAGACGAAGACATCCCACGGCGAAGTGGGCGGGGTAATTCCCAAACCTACATCGTTCGTTGCGATGTACACATTCCCGCTATAGCGGACCAAAGAATTCTTGCTGTATGTATTGCTGGCTGAGTACGCCCCACGCCAGACAATCGAGTTGGGATCGGACGGGGCGGCAGCAGTGACGCTGTAGAACCCGCTGCCCTGACCGAGACTGCTGTACTGGTACTGCGGCAGCAAGGGGCCGTAGTCCATCTGGAGCAGGCCGTCTTGCTCGGCTACCCGCATGTACAACGGGCCGGCGTCGATCTCAGCCAGACGCTGGTTCAGACCCTCGTCTTCGTACCCTTGGGCAAACGCTCGGCAGTATGCAATGAGCAGCGACTCGCACCATGTGGGTACGTCGATGACCGAGGTGCCATCTGACGACGTGGTGTAGGTCGGGAACGAATACAAGTAGGTGACCCGCATCAGGTCAGTGGTTTCTGTGGGCACTGACGGGTACACCTGAAACTGCCACTTGGGAGCGTTTTGACCGTTTACAGAACCGGGGTAGTGGTAGACAGCGACGTAATACTGGTTGTTGCTGCCAACCGTGGACCGGCGGTACAGATTGATCCGGTCAGGAGTTGTCAACTCGACTGTGCTGTCAAGTTCGTTGGTCATGCGTACCGAGATCAGCGTGTCGAAGTCGGACGGCAAATCCAGCACCGTTGCATTGGTGCCCACCGAAGCAACCACTTGATCATGCTTTTCGCGGAAACGCCAGCGTCGGGAGAACAGGTATCGACCTGCCTCATTTATCACGTCAACGATTCGCTGGTCTGATGAAACCCCGTGTGTGCTGTCGAAGGAAGGGTCGCCACCAATAGCCAAGCGAACCTGTTCTTTGAGGTTCTTCAGTTGCATAAGAAATCACCGAGGGGGCTGTCGCCCCCCCGATGGGAAGAAGAGGAAATCAGGCTCGGTTGATTGCGAACCCGTCGAGAAGAATCTTGTGGAATGTTCCAGCAGCACCAGCAGCCGTGTTGGCTTCCAATGCGACCGCAACAATTGCGTTGTCAGCATCTGCGGCAGACGCTTGCAACATACCCACGCCACCAGAAAGAATGCACGCAAGTGCATCACCAGCAGCAACGTCAGTGGTGCCACCGTCAACAACTGCATCGACGACGCCTGAAATGCAGACGCTTCCCTCGTTGCCGGCGGTGATCTCTTCAAGAGTAACACCGTAGATGCCGGGACCGTTGTTGGCAGCAGTACCGTCTACGTCCACAAAGCAGACGAAGCCAGAATCAAGACCCATGTCTTGGTTGTTGTCATTGACATCACCGTCGCCGTTGGCAAGATCGAGAACAACGATTTCGCCTTTGCCGATGGTAGCCGCAGTGACATTTTTCAAGGTCACCTTGTACTGGTCAATTTGTACGCCCCGTGGTGGAGCAATGGATGGAAGTTTAAAACTCATTGGTCTTTATCCTTACGCGATTGCGACTGGAGCCACGATGCCTTGACGTTGGCGAGAACCGCAGAAGAGGTTGTACCAAGTATCGGTGGGCTGGACATAGGTGAATGGCTGGTTCGGGTGCCGCATCACTTCATGCTTGACCATGTAGCGGTTGGCGTGGAAGAAGCCGTGGAGATAGTTGAAGTTGACGAAGTAGTACCGGGCACCCTTACAGATGGTGTCGTCTGCACTCTCAGAGTCAGCACCATCGGCGGTTGCACCCTTCTGGCCGGCAGCAGTGTCAGCCACGTTGGCACCAACGTCTGCGTCGTAAATCTTCGCAGTGTCAAGTTCAGAGCAGTACATCAACTCAATACCGGAGTAGGTAGGAGAGTTGTACGCTGGGTCTTGGTACGACACCAAGGTATCGTTAGAAGCACGAAGCAATCGCTTGTACTGGTTGATACCGTCACGCGAGCAAAGAATGATCTGACGGTTCAAGTTGCCGTCTTCAAAGTACTGTGCTTGCGTGCTTGGTGGGATGTACTGCAACCGCAGGAACATTTCGTCAAACGCACCGAAGAGGTCGTAAATGCTAGTGGTGCCTGACTCAAGTGCGGCTTCGTTGTAGTGACCGTTGAAGTCAGCGGGCTTGGTTTGCACGCCGGAGTTGGCGGCAGCACCCTTGTTGTAGAACACGACTTCGTTGGTCCAACGCAGTTCGCTGGTTGGGTCAACACCCATCACGGTGCTGGAGTAACCAAGAGGTCGGCCACCACGGAATCGACCAGTGACGGCAGTTGCGTCAACAGTCTTCTCGGTGATGAACGAAGGGATGGACGAAGGCAACTTACCGTTGGCTCCTTCCATTTCGGTAGCGTTGCCAAAGGTTGGGCGGAACAAGTCAGTTTCCATACCGTTCAGCATGGAAGTCATCATTCGCTGCTCTTTGATTCGCTTGAGACGCTTGTAGACGCCCTTCTGGCCTTCACCGGAAAGACCTTCACCGAAGTTCAACTCGATTTCAGAATCCGTGAAGGACAGGTGATCCAACGCAAATCGCCAGTGTTGGGTGATCGTGTCGGTCACTTGTGGGTTGGACCAAGAGAACACTTCGTTTGGCTGATAGTGTTGGTAGGTGTTTGATTCGTCAAACAGAACGACATCACGGATTTCCGTGCCGCCTTGGATGGTTTTATCTTCCCCTTTGCCCTTGAGCAAACGGGAGAAACAGTATGTGTTCTTCACTGCTTCATTCACGACATCCTGAGCCGAGGTCATGTAGGTCGGCCCGGTTGAGTTCATGAAGTCAACGAAGGTTTGGACTGGCGATGCCATGTATCAAATCCTTTAGGAAAACATTGCTTTGACCTCTTCAGGATCTTTGCCGCTCATCAATGCATCAAGAACCGCTTCGTCCCTCTCGGCTCCAGTCAACGTGCGTTTGGCAGGAGGCGTTGCTCCAGAAGACCGCACGGGTGTTGGCTGTGCTTTCGCAGGGGGTGGCGTCAGGTTTGCCTCTTTAATCTTGGAATAATTCGGCTCGCCATATTCTTGACAGCACGCGACGAACATCATCTGTTCGACGGATTCAAAGCGACCGGGATACTGTTCGGCCAATGCTGACATAGAACGAGTGATCTTTTCACGGTCAAAGTCCGCGTCAGAGAATACTGAACGCATGTTTGATTCAGCCCGTGAAAGTTCCGACTGAATCGTCAATGCCTGAACCTGCTGCATTTGGCTTTGCATCTGCTCGGCCATTTCTCGCAGGGGCTTCGCGGCGTCCGCACCGTATCTCGCTTCGACATCTGCAAACGGGTCATCGGCTTCTGTGCTGGCTTCTGCCGGCGTATCGCCTTCGGGGGTTTGCTTCTCTTCGAGAGCCTTGAGCCTAGATCCGTATGAGTCAACTTCGGACTGCCGTTTTGCAGCCTTGTTGCCCCATTCGGTTAGGTTCTCTACGTCGTTCTCCTTCATCTGTGCGATGACGGATTCGGGAACGCCGTCCCGCTTCAGAGCGTTGACGGCTTTGGTCAGGGCGTCATCGTCGGTTGTTACCTCAGATGATGCTTCGACCGGCTCGCCCTTTGTCTCTTCGTGCATCCCTATAAGACGGTCGAGAACCGCATCGTCCTGCGACTGGGCAGGGTTCGACGCTTCGACAGCCTCTGAGGTGGACTCAGACACTTCGGGCACAGAGTTGGGTTCAACGATATTGCTGTCCATTTCCATGGACTACATCGTACCGTATTTACTCCTTTGTGTAGCCATGCTGCCTTGCAATCTCACGCTCGTGTGTTTGGGATCGAATTATTGGCTTGCCTGACTTGGTAGAGTCACACCCTTCAAGGTTGCGGGGGAGGGTCTGGGAGACATACGGATATTGGTGGGTCTTGCGTGCAATGCCGCCTTCATCCAGTTGGAAGGACGCGACCCGCTGCATCTCGACACCGTTGCGGACAATCCAGTCCCCGATCTTCGGGGCTGTCCCCATGGGGAAATCCAACTCGATGTCTGAACCCTCTTTGGTCTTAAACAGGTAAATCAAACTCCAGCCCTCGCTGTAACGGATCGCAGTGCGGCAGCGATCTGCTGTTCATTAGCAGCCGTGCCGCCGGCAGGATTCTCTGATGGGGCAAGTTGTGACACTCCACCACCACCACTGCCGGCAGGACCAATCATACCTTGTTGCATGGCCTTGCTTGCTTTCTCCACGTCAATGATGGAGCCGAGGCTTGGCATGTTCATGGTCTGCCCCAGCATCTCAATGACACGCGGCCAGTCCACCCATGACGCCTGTGCGAACAGGGGGGCAATGTTTCCAATCAACCCAACTACTTCAATAGCACGACGTTGCAGTACAACCTCAGATGTTCGCTCCATCGAGAACGGGTCAATCTGAAGCATCAGGTCGTCGTAGTCACCTTCGACATCACCGCCCTTGAAGACTGGATCAATCTCGCCCAACTGCATCATGGCCTCACGACCAAGCGGCAAAGAGATGCGGTCGTCTTCAAACATGTACCACATCACGGTGTGCAAAGCATCAGTCACGCCTTCAGCAAATTGACGCTGAATGTGGGACAGGCGGACCGTGGCACCGGACTCCGCGACCGCAACCTCAGTCGCAGTGGCACTGCCGGACAGGTTGCCCCGCTGGGCGTCGTTGATGCCGGACTGCCGGTCAAGTTTTTGTGTCAGCAACTCAGAGTACTGAACGTGCTGCGGGGTCAGGCCACCCAACTCCATGGGCATGATTCGCTGCTGGTCAAGACCTTCAACAGGGATGACGTACATGTCCTGCTGTTCTTTGACATCCGTTGCCAACTTCTTGTTCTTGGCATCGACCAGATACAGACGCTTGTACGCCTGCCCGTTGCGAACCATCTGCCGCAGCGACGAGTTAATCTCAAGCGTCAGTTGGTTGGTTGCCGTCAACGGACCCAAGGGGTATGGGTCATCAGGGACGTGGTACACGCCGAACAGGGTGTAGGGTCCAGACCGTGGGCCGTAGTACTCCTGCGGCTTTCGGATGTACCCAACGTACGGTTCATCGTCTTCGCTTGATGTCGGTCCAGAAACCGCAAGCGTGTAGAGCATTCCATTGTTGGTTGGGTCTACGGTGTCAGGCACCCAGATTTCGTAGATGGCAACTTCGTCGCGGTAGTTTGACACATCGCGGTAACTGTCAGCGTCACGCTGCTTGTCAACGCCTTCGCCAGACGCCATATCTGCAATGGCCTGTGCATCGTACGAATCGTCGTTCTCTGCCAATGCTTCCAACTCAGAGCGAAGCATGGTGTATGAGTGGCCCATGTAGCGGGCCTCTGTCCAGTGCTTTGCTTTCGGGTCAATAAAGAATTGGTCCGGTGCCACCCGGTAGCAGCGTGGCAGGTTCTTCACTGGTCCTTCGGCAGTACGTTGTCCGGGCACTGGCTCGCTGACTGTGAGCATGACGCCCCAGCCAAACAGCATGTCCATGGCAACGCGGTGCAGCGTTTCGCGGTAGTTGGTGTCGCTAATCCAACGGTTCAGTGCCAACTGAATCTTCGTGACAGTCTCGCCTTGCAGGGCTGGCCGGCGGCTGTCTACACGAACCGCAGGGTTGTCGTAGATGATCTTGGGCAGCACAAGACTGATGTACTCGTAGGCGTGGTTGTCTACGTCCGGTGGGACCTCATTCTTGTAGTAAGCGTCATAGTCCACGCCGGCAAAGCGTTTGACCATGCTCTTCATAGATGTGAGGTGACGGTCCCGGAAGTCTTCAGCCGCTTCGACTTCGCGGGCCATGTTGAACGCATCTGTGTTCATTAGTCGTCGCTTTCAATGCCACGTTGCAAATACGCTTCAAGAGCGAGATCGACCTCTGCGTCCTGCTGACGCTGCTCTTCTTGTGCCACCTGCAAACGGTGTACTTGTTCAATCGGACCTTCGTCACGAGCAACAAAGTCCTTGAGAATCGGCCAAGCCTTGACCGGATCTTCCTTGATTGCTTGGTGGATGAGGTCCACCATTTCGTCAGCACGAGTGCGACCATCCGCCGTCTCCTCTGCGAGGACACCGCGTAGCCGGGCCATGAGGCTGACTGCCCCTTTTGGCTTACCACCGGGGTTACCGCTTATCCCTTTGACAAAGCGGCCCCGGTCGTCTCTGGTTTTACATTCCTCCGCCACGGGTGCGGCGTCGGTTACGGATGGCTTTGCTTGCATTAGCCTTGACTACCTTCTTTTTCATTGCGGGCTTCTTGCCCTTTCGCATTCCCTTGCTCATTCCGCGTGCCATTGGCATTCCTCTCATCGACCCACCGCAAATACTTGGGCGGGACGTTTTTGTAGTACCCACGCAACCGCAGGCGATTTGAAGCGTCTATCAATTCAGATCGACGCTGTAGAAAAATCATGGGATAATCTTCATCGACCAACCAGTCCCATTCCTGATTGGCCCAGTCACAATCTACATCGGGCTGGTTTGCTTTGGGGGCATTCCCATTTGGCACAAAGGGCACCAAGATAAAGTCTGACTTCTCAAGAATGCGGTTCTGGTCACGGCACCAGTCCTCAATCTCGTCCCAGTCCCACACCGCCCTGTTGATTGGCACCACCACCACGATGTCTACCTCTGGGGGCCAGTAGTCAACGGCGTCCATAATTGTGCCTCTGCCACCTACGCGGATATCAACCCTGCCGGCGTCTAGGGCCGGCTTGGCAAATGGACAGGGGGGGATGTTATTGAAGTGAGGAGTAGGGACTGATAGCACCTGAACAATCCAGTTAAAAATTTCTTGTTTAACTTCGTTATGCGGCACCTTTTGGTCGAAGTGTTGCATCCTTGGATTCCTTCGCAAGGTATACTAGCAACATGTCAGACCAGAAGTACCACACCACAACAGACGACGGAATCCGGCTGCGGTCGGGCAAAGCCTCGATCTGCATCCGAGTCCCAGTTGACACTTACAGAGTTTTGAAGAGGCAGGCGGACAGTCTGCGAGGACCGTTCATGCCGGCCCCAACAGTGTCAGCCGTCGCGTCAAGAATCCTTGACAGTACCGTCCGTGACCTTGTCAGGGCAGGTCGGACACTGACCGATTTTGCCGAGGAGCAAGGCTCGGAGCCAACTCAGGATTGTTCGTCCAACCCACGCTCCTGCAAGGAAGGCGAGGACAATGATGAGAATTGACGTGAGAAAGTTTGTTTCAACCATTGGGTAAATTCCTTCAAATCTAAGCCCAGTGTCAACAGGGCAACTATCACTGTACCGAAGATCAGCCAGACTGCCGCTTGGTTCTGGAGGATTCCCGCCAGCAGTGCGTTGATCACCACCAAGGCTACTCCTATCCCCAGTGGTATCCAGCCCTTGGAGGCTTGAGACACGAACAGAAGTGCTGCTCCCGAAATGATGCACAGGCCCCCCGCCCACCGAAGCGGGCTGAGACTGTGCAGTAGAACCGAATCTATTTCCGCCGGCTTGCTCGCCGGCAGATCGAAAGGGAGTTGCAGCCCCTCCCCACTCTTGCAACTCAATGCAAGACAGGCGAATACAAGAGCAGCAATCCTGCTACTCACAATTCCCCCACTCTGAGAGAACCTTGACGATGGCGTTGAAACCATTGTTTGTCTGCGGGTGGTACTTGAATGCTGCAACATCACCAAGCACCTGCAACAAATCCTGAAATCC